GAACAAAAGAAACTCATATAATATCATAGATGTTCACTGGAGTCAAGTGCCAGGCCGAGATGAAAAGTGGCGAACAGAGACAATCGCAAATACTTCTGAAGAACAGTTCAGAAGAGAGTTTGACTGTGAGTTTTTGGGTTCTGCAAATACACTTATTAATCCTTCAAAGATTAAGTCAATGGCCTTTCAGAATCCTATTCAGTCAAACGCTGGATTGGATATGTATGAGAAACCAAATGATGGTGGTACATATGTTGTGGTTGCTGACGTTGCAAGAGGCACAAATAATGACTACTCTGCATTTATTGTCTTTGATGTATCTACAGTTCCTTATAAGATTGTTGCAAAATATCGTAATAACGAAATCAAACCTCTACTCTTTCCCAATATTATATCAGATGTTGCAAAGGCATATAACCAAGCATACATTCTAGTAGAAGTCAATGATATTGGTGAACAGGTTGCAACTGCACTACAGTTTGACTTGGAGTATGAGAACCTTATTATGGCAAGTATGCGTGGTCGTGCAGGTCAGGTGATTGGTGGTGGTTTTAGTGGTGGAAAAGCACAATTGGGGGTAAGAACAACAAAGGCAGTTAAAAAACTAGGATGTTCTAACCTTAAACAAATTATTGAAACAGATAAACTCATTATCAATGATTACGACTTAATCAATGAGTTCTCTACCTTTATTCTTAAAGGACAATCTTTTGAGGCAGAAGATGGACATACAGATGACTTAGCTATGTGTTGTGTTATCTTTGCGTGGTTGGTAGAACAGACATACTTTAAAGAACTAACTGACGATGATATTCGTGCTAGAATGTTCTTAGAACAACAACATCAATTAGAACAGGATATGGCTCCTTTTGGGTTCTTTGATGATGGGTTGAATGATAATGGATACGGAGAAACTATTGTAGATGAGTATGGAACACGGTGGAGTCCAGTGGTTCGTTCATACGATTCAGATTGGTAGAAATCTTAAAATACCTACATAATATCAATAATATCGTTTTCTAATTTAAGGAAGCAGTTTGCACAAACTACTTTGGATTGATTGATTAAATCTTTGACTTCTGTTCTAGATTCCTCGTTCAATCCTTTTCTTTTTGTTAGAGTGCGTATTTTCCTCTCGTGAGGATAAAATTGGAGACAAGCAGTTTCAGATTCACCACAGTAATTACAGGACTTTTTACCAAGATATTCATTAACCCATATCTTGCGAGCTCTATAATTGCGTTGTGATACCTTTTTTATGGTTTCTTTGTATTTCTGATAATGCTCCGACATAAAACTATTTATGTGTTGCTTAACCTATAAAAAATCAAGTGTAGAAAAGGTTTTTTATAAATATTCATGTAAGTTTGGAAACTTAATAATTATAATGAATCCATAAAGGAGAAAACAAAGATGGCATTTCAAGTATCCCCTGGCGTACTCGTCAAAGAGATCGACTTGACCAATATTGTTCCTGCTGTTGCAACATCTATTGGTGCAATTGCTGCTGGTTTCCCACAAGGGCCAGTTGAAGAAATCATTCCGATTGCTTCAGAACAAGATCTTGTACAAGTCTTTGGTAAACCAAATGCAAGTAATTTTGAAACTTGGTTTACTGCCGCTAACTTTCTTCAATACGGAAACGCTCTTCGTGTAGTTCGTGCAGATGCTTCATCTGCTGTAAACGCTACCGCTGACGGTTCTGGATTGAAGATTAAAAACGATTTTGATTATGAAACTAACTATGCCGCTGGACAAGGTTCTGTCGGTAACTGGGCTGCAAAGTTCCCAGGCACATACGGTAACGGTGTTGCTGTATCAATCTGTTCAAGTGCAACTGCATACGAACAATCATTCTCTGGTGCTGCTGGTACACTTGGTGTAACCACAGGTACGCCTGCTGCTGGTGCAACTACTGTTGGAATTGACAACGGTGGTGGTTCTGCTGGTGACGGTGGTAACTTGTTCTCAGTTGGAGATATTGTTTACTTTGCAGAAGCAGACGGACAACAGTATGAAGTTACTGCTGTTGCAACTGACGATCTAACAATCAGACAACTTGACAATCCTAACGGTGGTGGACTTAAATCTGCCTTGACTGCTGCAACTACTGTTCGTAGACGTTGGAAGTACTATGACTTGTTTGATGGTGCGCCTGGCACATCACCTTGGGCAACAGACAGAGGAATTTCTGGTGACGAAATGCATATCGTAGTTTACGATACTGCTGGTACTGTTACTGGTTTTGACGCTGACTTGGCCGGACAAAGAGGTAATGCTGCAATGGAAACATATCCATTCGTATCTCAGGCTGCATCTGCTAAAACTGCACAAGGTGGAACAAACTTCTATGCAAACGTAGTAAACACAGGTTCTTCTTTCGTAAGATGGATGGATCACGACGGTTCACTATCTGATGCTGGAACAGACATTGCTTCTGGTTCAACTTACACCTCTTCTACTGGTGACGCTGGTGTTATCACTTCAACACTTTCTGGTGGTGTAGACGCTAACCCAACAATCGGTGAATTGGACACTGCATATCAGTTGTTTGCTGATGTTGATACAGTTGATGTAAACCTTGTGATGGCTGGTACTTGTCCAGCTGGAACAGATGGTGTTACACACGCAACCATGATTATCGACCTCTGTGAGGCTCGTAAAGATTGTGTTGGTTTCATCTCTCCTCGTAGAGCAGATGTTGTTGGTATCACAAGTTCAATCACTCAAACTACAAATGTCGAAGCATTCTTTGACAACCTTGCATCTTCTTCATATGCAGTATTCGATAGTGGATACAAGTATATGTACGACAGATACAATGATGTTTACAGATATGTACCATTGAATGGTGACATTGCTGGTTTGTGTGCAAACACTGACCAAGTCGCTGACGCATGGTTCTCCCCTGCTGGTTACAACAGAGGACAAATCCGTGGTGCAGTAAGACTTGCATACAACCCTAACAAGGCACAAAGGGATATTCTTTATCCTGCTCGTATTAACCCTGTTATTACACAGTCAGGCCAAGGAACATTCTTGTTTGGTGACAAGACTGCTCTTTCCAGACCTTCTGCGTTTGATAGAATTAACGTGCGTAGATTGTTCCTCGTTCTTGAAAAGGCAATTGCAACTGCATCGAAATTCCAACTCTTTGAGTTCAACGATACATTTACAAGAGCACAATTCTTGAATTTGGTAGAACCATTCCTTAGAGATGTGCAAGGACGTAGAGGTATTACAGACTTTAAGGTGGTTTGTGATGAAACAAATAACACAGGTGAAGTCATTGACAGAAATGAATTCATTGGTGATATTTACATCAAGCCTGCTCGTTCAATCAACTTTATTACACTAAACTTCATCGCCGTAAGAACTGGCGTTGCATTTAGTGAAGTGGGAGGTTAATCATGTCAACACCAAATATTAATGATTTTAGAGCTAGAATGACTGGTGGGGGCGCTCGTGCTAACCAATTTACAGTTATTCTGAATACGCCTGCAATCGGGGCTGCCGGAATTGAAAGTTCGGAAGCAACATCATTTTTGGTTAAGGCAGCATCGTTGCCTGGCCAGACAATCACAGAAGTTCCTGTCAACTTTAGAGGACGTATTCTCTATCTTGCTGGTGACAGAGAATTTGAAACATGGACAACAACTATCATCAATGACACAGATTTCAGAATTCGTAATGGACTTGAGTCATGGATGAGTGGTATTAACGACTTGGAAACAAGTGTTGGTGCTGCCAATGTTTCTCAATATACTGCTGATCTTAGAGTTCAACAATTGGATAGAGATAATGTTATTCTTAAAGAATACATTCTAACCAACTGTTGGCCAACAGTGATTGCACCAATTGAGTTGTCTTATGATACAGTAAGTGAAGTTGAAACCTTTGATGTGACATGGAGATACACATCATTCTCAGCAAGTGGTGTATAATCCTGCTTTATAATCTTACTAAATAGTAAGGTAAAATTAGGAGAACTATAGTATGGCTGAACTTTTTGGTTTCAGAATCACAAGAGCGAATCAGAGTGGGAGTAGTGATGGATTCACTGCTCCCTCATCTGACGATGGCACCCTTGATGTTGTATCAGGCGGTGGCCATTATGCTTCCATTCTTGATATGGATGGTCGTGATCGGAATGAACTTGACTTAATTAGAAGATATCGTGATATTGCACAACAACCAGAGTGTGATAGTGCTATTGAAGATATCGCAAACGAAGCGATTGTCTCTGATGAAAGAGGACAATCCGTATCTATTTCCCTCGACAGGTTAGACCTTTCTAGAAATATCAAATCTAAAATTAGAGATGAATTTAATGAAGTTTTGCATTTGCTAGACTTTAATGCAAAAGGCCATGATATCTTTAGACGTTGGTATGTCGATGGAAGAATATACTATCATAAAATTATTGATAGAAATTCCCCTCGTAAGGGAATTAAAGAATTACGTTATATCGACCCTCGTAAAATTAAGAAGGTCAGAGAACAACGAAAAGAAATGGACAAGAAAACTGGTGCCGAGATGGTAAAAGGCATTGAGGATTTCTATCTTTATAATGATAAGGGTTGGGAACAGAACGTAGGAACATCTTCTGGTATTCGTATTACTGCCGACTCTATTACATATTGCCCTTCTGGACTTGTAGATATGCACAAAGGAACTGTCCTTTCATATCTGCACAAAGCAATCAAACCTGTCAATCAGTTACGCATGATTGAGGATGCGTTGGTTATCTATCGTATTTCTCGTGCGCCTGAAAGACGTATTTTCTACATTGATGTTGGTAACTTGCCGAAAGTAAAGGCAGAGGCTTATCTGAAAGATGTGATGAATCGTTATCGTAACAAGTTGGTGTATGACGCACGAACTGGTGAAATTCGTGACGATAGAAATCATATGTCAATGTTGGAAGATTTCTGGTTGCCTCGTAGAGAAGGTGGTAGAGGTACAGAAATCACAACCTTGCCTGGCGGCTCAAACCTCGGCGAGATTGATGATATCAAATACTTCCAGACAAAACTTTACCGTTCATTGAACGTACCAATCTCAAGACTTGAGGCAGAGAACTCATTCTCTATTGGACGTTCTGATAACATTACTCGTGACGAATTGAAGTTTACAAAGTTCGTACAGAAACTTCGTAAGAAATTCACTGTAATGTTTATGGATGTTCTTCGCACACAACTTATTCTAAAAGGTGTGATTGCAGAAGATGAATGGTCTATGATTAAAGAAAACTTGCAGTTTGACTTTATGCAAGATGGCCACTTTACAGAATTAAAGAATGCAGAACTTCTTCAAAATCGTTTGGATATGTTAGGACAGATTGAAAGTTATGTGGGAACATACTTCTCTAAAGAATATGTGAGAAAGAATGTTCTAAGAATGTCTGATGAAGAGATTGAAGAAATTGAAAATCAAATTAAAGATGAATCTGGTGGCGAACTCGACCCTATGGGTCAAGATGATGGTATGTTCGCACAGAACAATCCAGAACAAGGAGATAAATGATGGATACAGTAAGAGACTTTGTAAACGCAATTGGTGACGGTGATAACCTTTCAGCAGAAACACACTTTAATGCTTCTCTTGCATCAAAAGTTGGTGATGCATTAGAAACAAAAAGACAGGAAGTTGCAAAAACATTTGTAACTCATCATATTCCAGAGGTAGAAGAAGATAGTGAGTAAAACCGTTTCTCAACTTCGACAGGAGTTACCAGAAAAGGATGAGCATAAAACATCTAAGGAGTATAAAAAGTTATCTCCTAAGATGAAGAATGCTGTTGACGCTATTTTTAAGGAAATGGAAAGTAAACCTTCAGATTTCCTAAATACTTTTGACAAAACTATTACTTTAGTCTCAAAAAAGTTCAAAGTTCCTCCAAAGGCACTTATGGATTACTTTGAGGCAGAAGTATTATCAATTTAGGAAAAGTAAAATGCAAGTAAAAGGAACAGCAACCGACCTCGCAGCTGGAACTACAAAATTTGTAGATGATGCGGCGGTATGGGTATTTAACACTGGTTCTGCACAAGTAGTAACAGTTCGTAATTCGGCAGACGATGCTGACATTGGTACGATTTATGTTGGTGCTGGTGCTGGTATTGTAATTCACATGAACGCTGGAGAGGGGCTTCGTGGTGCATCTACCTTAAAAGGTACAGCAATCACGAATGCTGGGTACTAATATGAAACTTATCGCAGAACAAATACAAGAAGTAGAATACATCGTTGAAGAAAAAGACGGTGGTGGAAAAGATATGAAGATTCGTGGAATCTTCATGCAGGCAGACATGAAAAACCGTAATGGTCGTGTCTACCCTATGGGCGTACTTAATAAAGAAGTCGCTCGATATAATAAAGAATTTGTTGCTGAAGGTCGTGCGTTTGGGGAACTGGGTCATCCAGAAGGCCCCACTGTCAATCTTGACAGGGTATCGCACATGATCACAAAACTGGAAGCTGATGGAAAGAACTTTATTGGTGAGGCGAAACTGCTCTCTACTCCAATGGGGGAAATTGCGAAAGCACTAATCAAAGATGGTGGTAAACTTGGTGTCTCTTCAAGAGGTATGGGTTCACTTGAAAATAGAGGTGGTGCAAACTATGTGAAAGATGATTTTTATCTTGCCACTGCGGCAGATATTGTTGCAGACCCTTCTGCACCTCAGGCCTTCGTTGAAGGTATCATGGAAGGTAAAGAGTGGGTTTGGGATAACGGACTACTTAAAGAAGTAGAGATTCAAAACATCAAAGATGAGATTAATGAAGGTGTAAGAGCGAAACAATCTAATGTTTCCGCCCTCGCATTTGCAAAATTCTTGTCAAAACTTTAATCATTATAAATATGTTAATAGACAACTCAAGGAGAAAATCCCAATGTCAGAACTAGACAAGACAATTGAGGAACTAGAAGCGGAAGTCCAAGCAGAACTTGAAGAAGCTGCACAGGACGCCCCAACAAAGGGTGCTGCTAAAGGCGACTCAATGGAAAAAGTAGATGGGGAAGTTCAAGACCTAGGCAAAGCAGTTGAAAGTCCAGAGACAGCAAAGGGCCCAGATGGTGCGAAAGCAACAAAGAAGGCCAGTGATGCTCAGACTAAAGGTGCAAAAGATGCCGGTGGAAATGATACTCCAACTGCAATTAAAGAACCCCTTGCTGCTGGTGATCAAGTAGATCACGATGGTGAGGAACTAGAAGAAGGTAAGATGACTAAAGAGATGATGAAGGCAGAAATGCAGAAGAAGATGGAAAGCATGAAAGCCCAAGATCTCAAGGCAGCATACGAAGCAATGTGTAACGGTGAAGGTTACGGTTCAATGGAAAAGAAAGATGAGTCAGTTGACGAATCTACTCTTGATGACCGTCTTGCATCTGTAGACGTTTCTGAAGATGTTACTGCTCTCGTAGAGGGTGAGGAACTTACTGAAGAATTCAAAGAAAAGGCATCAACAATTTTTGAGGCTGCTGTTAAATCTAAACTTCGTTCTGAAGTTGAAAGAATTGAGGAAGCAAAAACTCAAGAAATCGCTGAAGAAATCAATAGAGTGCGTGATGAGTTGACTGAAAAAGTTGACGCATACATGAACTACGTTGTAGAAGAGTGGATGAAAGAGAACGAAATTGCAATCGAAAGAGGTCTCAAAGGTGAGATTGCTGAAGATTTCATTTCAGGCCTTAAATCACTTTTTGAGGAGCATTACATTGATGTTCCAGACGAGAAGTATGATATTCTAGGAACTCAGTCTGAAAAGATTGACGAACTTGAAGCAAAACTCAACGAACAGATTGAAAAAACTGCTGCAATGAAAAAGCAGAATGACCAATTGGTTCGTGAATCAGTCTTTGCAGAAGTCGCTTCTGACCTCGCCGATACAGAGGTAGAGAAGTTCAAGTCTCTTGCAGAAGATGTAGATTTTACTGATGAAGATTCTTTCAGAAGTAAACTCGACACGCTTAAGGAAAGTTATTTTCCAAAGGCAACCACTATCGCTGAATCTGTAGACTCTGAAACTGATGGTTCAGAATCTTTCGATACAACTGGTGCAATGTCTGCTTACATGGCAGCAATCAGTAAAAATGTAAAGCGGGCAAAAGACTAATTAGCGGAAGAAATTATCTTCTAAAAATCTAGTTTTTATAAATATTATTAGAAAAACTCAACAAGGAGAAAACAAAATGTTCAAAGCAGAACATCTACAGGAAAAGTGGCAGCCAGTACTAGAGCACAACGATCTTCCAGAGATCAAGGACTCTTATCGTAAGGCTGTAACCACGATTATCCTAGAAAACCAAGAAAAAGCACTTCGTGAAGATAGAGGTTTCCTCGGCGAAGCTGCACCAACTAACGCTACAGGTGCTAGTGTAGATAATTGGGATCCGATCCTAATCTCTCTAGTCCGTAGAGCAATGCCAAACCTTATCGCTTATGATATTGCTGGCGTTCAACCTATGACAGGCCCAACTGGACTTATCTTTGCAATGCGTTCACGCTATGCATCACAGACAGGTACAGAAACATTCTACAACGAAGCAGACTCAGATTTCTCTGGTACTGGTACACAAGCTGGTACAAACCCTGCTATCTTGAATGACACTCCTGCTGGTACATACACCAATGGTACTGGTATGACAACTGCTGCTGCAGAAGCATTGGGTGACTCTGCTGGTAACTCTTTTGCAGAAATGTCTTTCTCAATTGAGAAGAACTCTGTTACTGCAAAGTCAAGAGCTCTTAAAGCAGAATATACAATGGAACTTGCACAAGACCTTAAAGCAATTCACGGTCTTGACGCAGAAACAGAACTTGCTAACATTCTTTCTGGTGAAATTCTTAACGAAATCAACAGAGAAGTTGTTAGAACTGTTTACACATCTGCTAAAATCGGTGCCCAAGCTGATACTGCAAACGCTGGTATCTTTGACATGGACGTTGATTCAAACGGTAGATGGTCAGTTGAGAAGTTCAAAGGACTTATGTTCCAAGTTGAGAGAGAAGCAAACGTAATCGCTCAGCAAACTCGTAGAGGTAAAGGTAACATGATTATCTGTTCTTCTGATGTTGCTTCTGCACTTCAGATGGCCGGACAGTTGGATACATCCCCTGCTCTTAACAACAACTTGTCAGTTGACGATGCTGGTAACACATTTGCTGGTGTTCTTAACGGACGTTACAAAGTGTACATTGATCCATATTCAGCAAACGCTGCCGCAAAGCAGTTCTTTGTTGTTGGATACAAAGGTACTTCACCATACGATGCTGGTATCTTCTACTGCCCATACGTTCCACTTCAGATGGTTCGTGCAGTTGGTGAGAACACATTCCAGCCAAAAATTGGTTTCAAGACACGTTATGGTCTTACTGCAAACCCATTTGCTGGTGGTGCTACAGTCAGAAGTGGTGCAATCACTGCTAACGACAACGTATATTACAGAAGAGTTCAAGTTACGAACATCATGTAATAATAATAAGAAACTTGTTTCTGAACTTGGGGGAGGGCTTTTGCTCTCCCCTTTTTTCTTTATAAATACTATAAAGGAAGAAAACTATGGTAAAACTTAATCCACTTGCACGACAACCAAATAATCTAGACTTTGCATCACCGACTCAGTTTAGATTTAATTTGTTGAAAACACCTAACGTAGAATATTTTGTTACATCTGTAAACTTGCCTGGCATTAGTTTTAGTGGTGAAGCAAATATGAATACACGTTTTAAGAGTATTGCTCTAATGGGAGATACACTTGAATTTGAAGATTTAGAATTAACATTCCTTGTGAATGAAGATTTATCAAACTATCGTGAAGTACATGATTGGATTACTGGAATTGGTTTTCCAAAAGATACTGAACAGTTTAAAACTGCATCTTCAGAAAATTCTGAATTGAGACCTAATACATCAAGTTTAACTAATCCCAATACTATGGCTTCTGATGCAAGTCTCACACTTCTTACAAATAAAAATAATCCAACACTCAGAGTGAATTTCAAAAATTGTTATCCTAACTCTCTTTCTGGATTGACATATAATACACAGGTTACTGACACAGAACAACTAACGGCAACTGCAAGTTTTAAATACGATTTTTACGAATTTGAAACTTTATAAATATACCGAGCAGACAATGGTTGACTTGGACAATCATAGTTTGAGTCTCTTTAAAGAGATAATATAGTAACGCAAGTTACAACCCACTCTGCTCACTTTTATTATTAGGATGTGAAATATAATGACACTTGAAGAACTACAGGCTCAGGCCGCAAAAGACTTAGAAATCGACAATATAGAACTTGGTGATGAATCACTTAGGTCTGCAAGTCTACATCAAAAATATCTAACCATCTACAATAACTTTAGACAACTCGTTCTTATGAATGAGGGTACTTACAATGTACTCAAACGTAAGAAGTGGGAATACTATGGTGGTAAAGCATCGCCAGAAGTCTATCGTGATAATCCCTTTGACTACAAAATTTTAAAACAAGACATTCCACTTTATCTGGATTCTGATGAAGAACTCATCAAAGCAAAACAGAAAGTAGAATACTATAAGATGTGTCAAGATTCCTGTGAACGGATTCTGAAACAAATTCAATCTCGTGGTTGGGATATTAAAAACGCAATTGAATGGCGTAAATTTGTGGATGGGGCAATATGAGGTATTGTCAACCATACATCATTGAACGTATTGGTGCAATAACCATATCTAAAGCTCTCGCAAAAGTTAATACTCAGTTAGAGGACGCAAAGATAGTGGGTGCGAGTGGACAAGTTCGCAGAAGCACTAAGGTTGATTGGATTAATGATAAAGATGTTTTAACATCATTCTTGGAATATGCACAAGCGGCAAATAAAAATGCTGGGTGGGATTTTCATATTGATGTTATCGAACCACTACAATATGCAGAGTATTCTGTTGAAGATGAGTTTGGATGGCATATTGACCAACACAACAAACCATATGATGATGGTAGAGTGAGGAAG